AAGCCGAAGCGATTAACTGCGACTACGTTGTTAAAGCCGAAGCGATTAACTGCGACTACGTTGTTAAAGCCGAAGCGATTAACTGCGACTACGTTGTTAAAGCCGAAGCCAACTCTGTTGAAGCCACCATAGCCACCGACTCCGTAGCCACCGACTCCATAGCCACCGACTCCATAGCCACCGTAGCCACCGACTCCATAGCCATAAACTGGTGCCGCATAAACTGGTGCCGCATAAACTGGTGCCGCTATTGCTGGTGGGCAATATGGCTCTGCGACTGGTGCCTGGTAAGCGATAGGAGCGGCTACTATAGGTGCTACAACAGGATATGCTGCCGCAACTGGATAGGCTACTACCGCATATGGAACTGCAACAGGATATGCTGCAACACCATAACCGTACCCACCATAACCGAAACCAAAGCTACGATGGCCGAAACCACCATAACCAAAGTTATTGTGACCAACAAAGGCCACTCGGTTAAAACCAACCCCATGTCCTACACGCACAACAACTGTTGCATCGGCTGGCTTAGCTGTTACAAACAACATAGCAAGTGATGCGATCAAACTGGTTAACCAAATTTTCATATACCTCCAATTGATAGGACTAATCTATATATGCTTAATTGGTAAAAATTTGCGTTAATTTACGCCAATTGACCTAAGCCATTCCGTAATGCCCTGTCTTTCTTGTGGTGCAAGCTGAAAATGCACGTCTTTTGGCGGCATTCTACCACTTGCAACTTCTTCTTTAATTTTCTTCCAATTTGCCTGTTGATTAATTAAACCAGGCTGAGTGAACAAAACCATATCCCCTTTTGAGCCAACACCCGTATGACATTGAGCGCATGTTCTTTGCATCGCAGCAATAGCGAACCTAGTTAAATTAGCATTAGGCTGCGGTTGCTGCGGTGGTGGAAAAAAAGAGTTTTGTCCCACTGGCTGTTGTGGCACTTGCGGATACTGAGGTTGAGTCCCTGGAACTACTGGTGGCCCACTATCAACTGGACCGTCATTAGACATACGATTCATTTCCTCAAGCAATGCCTTGGCAAGTTCACGAATCTTGTCCTTATTATTCAACCCATAACCATTGCCGTTACCACCATTGCCGTTACCATTTGGTTGACCATACTGGCCAGAGGCAGCGGCAGCGGCCATAGCTTGTTGTTGATAGGTTAGCGGAGTGTGACCAATCCCATTAACAGGTGGTGCGCCATAACCTACAGGCTGCACAATTGGCGTAGCAACAGGATAGCCTGCTACTGGAACAACTGGAATTGTTGCATAAGCCTGCGGGACATACTGGAATTGGAACGCGGGCACCAAGACAGGATAAGCAAAGACTGGCACCGCGACTACAGGCGCACAATAATTTGTATAACAAGGTGTATAACAAGGTGTATAACAACACGATCTAGAAACGAATCTGCCACCACACCTTCTTCCAAACGCAAAAGCGTCGGATGTGGCAAATAAACTAACCACTGTTGTAATAATAGCTAAAAATACCCATTTTTTCATATTTCTCCTTATTTGTGCAAGCGGTTCAGATCAATAAGTGGTCCAACAGGGTAAGGATCAGCATGATCCATCCCTTGCTTCCTTGCACCAATAAGTATCTCGAATCTTCCGAAACAGGTTTCCCACTGGTCGCGTCGAATTGGACGAGTTGGAGTTTTGAGTAAACCTAGAACCACATTGTCTTTGCTTGCCGTTATATATTCATTCAAATTATTTACATTCATACCTACTTCTCTACAAATGTCTTCTACACTTAGTAGGCGTTCTACATAAGAGTTATATATTTCATTTAAAGTCTTAGAGACTACTTCGGACTGCAACCCTGTAGCCTTTGCGACCGCTGCTCTATAATAGTTCTGATCTTTAATAATTTGTTCATCTAAATCAGAACTAAATAAATCTTCTATTCTATAAGCATCTTCTTTTCTGGTTATAAGTAGTTGAACTTGTCTAGGGTCTTGTAATTTCCTTGTTAAACCCCTAATTTCATCATTTATAGGACGAATACCGTCTGAATGACAGACCATACAGCTTCTGCCTGTTCGTACAATTTTATCATTAGAATTATTATCAATAGCAATATCAGGATTTGCAAAATCAATTCTTTTTCCTTGTCCGTCAGTTAGAAAATAAACCTGCAATCCATTAGGCAGACTGGCTATATCTTCTGTAGCGTCAAATTTTTCATTCAATAAGAACTTAACATAATCTCTATCACTAACACTGGTTAATGAGTCATGGCTACGCCAATTATAACCACCAGTAAAAGTCGGACTTCTGTTTAAAGTTCTATTATTGCGAGCCACAATAGAGGCAATAACCACAGCTTTATCCTGTGAGCGAGCTTTTCTTGCTAACTCTTCATCTGCAAAAACTAATTTTTCAAAATCCTTTATGGTCTTTCCTAGACCCAACAAATCATAATAAGCTGGAGGTAGTATGACATTGGCCATAAACCAATCAGCCCTAAATATAGGGTAACTGGTGCAGCATTGTGTATAGAGTGTTTTATTACCAAGTGGATCAAGCCAAGGTGCTATTTCTGGACAAAATTCCCGCTTATTAGCTACAACTTCTTCTACTTCAACTTCTTTTTCAACTTCTTTAAAAGCTGGCTTGCCGTCTTTAGTAACATATTGAACACCACGGTCGTCTTTCCAAGGAACTTTCTCTGTTATCTTTTTCTTAACTTTTACTTTTTCAAGAACTGGTTTATCAATAACATGGTGAAAATAAGGTTCAGGAAAAGGTTTCGGACCACTGCCTTTAAATCCTATTTTTTCTAAAGCTTCTGGTTTCCACTCATAGTGACGTATATCAACTCGAATCACTGTCTCATCTGATGCACCTACGAAGGCTGGTATATAAGTCTTTTTTCTTGTGCTTAATGAATTGCAGATGAAGGAGAATGTTGCTGCATATACTTTTCTTTTATCTCTAGGAATATTGTATAGAGAAAAATAACGCATATAAGGACGATCTTCTGGTGGTATTGTCAGAATGTCGCCTACAGCGAATTTAACGGAGCTATCAGCGGTATAAAGGATTTCTGGTGGCTGAACTTGGATAGCTTGGTTAGGTCCAACTATCGCTGGTGTAGGTAACTCCAATTTTGGCAACGGTGAAAAGTCTTTTGGCGGTTCCGCTAAAGGCGGTAACTTAAAATCATCTTTCGGTTCAAATACCACATGGCCCGATTGAATATCGGTTTTTATGTTTGTAGAAATAGCCGTAGCACCAACTTTTGCTGGTACTTCTACTTTTTCTATTGGCGCATGTGATTGCCCTTTGTCGCGGTAGATGGCTAGGCCGAATACGGCTCCTGCTGCCAATACCGCGACAAAAGACATGACTATGCTAACATTCTTCATAAGCCATTACTGCTTTGCTTTGAGATTACCCAAGACTAATTGAAGGATCATTTGAATAATTTCTGGCCCAAATTTATCAAAAAGGGACTGCATATTATTCTTTAGAAACTCCATAATCATTGGGCCAAATTTTTCAAAAATGGTCGGCAGATACTTCTCAATAATCACTGGAAGATATTTCTGGATGATTAAATCCAAGAATGAAGCATCAATACCTTCAATTACGTCTCCAGTGACCACATCACCAGCGCCTGTCATGCCACGCATACGCAGGGTCATTTGGTGGCGGGTAAACAATGAAAGTATAAATTCCAATATTGCAGGACCAAATTTCTGCAATATTTCAACGATAAAGGCTACTGAAAAACCATTCCTTGCGGCTTCGATAGCCAAGGTCAAGGCATCAGCGCCATACTTTTGTAAAATTTCAGCTATCCAACCTGCGTCGAATCCGAAATTTCCAGCACTTAATTTTAACTCTTCGTTTGCCACGTTGCTCCTTAATTGATTACTACGGGAACCTCATCGACAGGAGTGTTGTCTTGCGAATCATCAATAATAGATTGAATCGCAAAAGCATCAGGGTTCATTTTCTGGAAGTGACCCTTATGAATATATGTGTGACCATTTATTCCAAAGCGAGTACCCCAGCTATTTTGAATCTTAATCATCCATCCGAAACGGTTTGATCTCTTTAAGCCCATGCCTAAGATACAATGCCCACCGCCCTGCCCACCAGATGGCGTGCCTGATACGCCTTCATTATCAAGGCGTGAGAAATTTTGATCTACAAATATACCTAAAGGACACACAAAGCCCAATGTAATTGCGGAACATATATCTTCAAAACTACCACATTTGTAAGCTTGTGCCAACTTAAATCTCTTGGCATTATCAAAAGCCTTCTGTGGAAATTGATTTTTAAACATCATGCCAGGCGGAAGGTCTGTTTTAGGACAAGTTCCATGTTCCATTAATGCCTTCAAGCCATCTGAAATCATAGCCCCAGCGTCACGCCCGCCATTAATTAATCCGTATATAAAGTACGGATTAAACTCAACCAGCGGTCGGCCCGATTGCATATAACAAATCTGCATTCCTGCTGTAACCCCCTGCCCCACACAGGAAGAAGTCATTGCTTGATCCCACAATGAATTTTTGTACCACGCCAGGTCTATTTCTCTCCATAAAGACGGATCAATGGCAGCAACCATGTTCGAACCAAACTTCGGAAACGCTGCTACCGATTCCGCTGTTTCTGGCAGACATGCCAGAACACGATAAGTGCCATCAACAAAAACAGATGGCAAATGACTTATAGATAATTTTCCGATTGGATACATTATTGCCCTCCTAATACTTTGCCTAAATATTGAAGAACCTCAGCTTCCGTTCCAGGCATCTTCAAACTACTCACAACTTGTCCATTAGCATTCTGAACAATAATTAACGGAGGACCACCTCCATTCGCCAAAACTTTATCTAACCCTTTCTCCTTGAGGACATTGGAATTCACATCATACAACCTGTAATAAGCACTTCTGGTTGTAATCGCTTCCTTTACCTTTTGTGAATTTAGTATCTGCCCTAATGCTGGAGTCGTTGCGTTCAAATCCACCACAAATGTCACATGCATGTTTGCAGTTGGCGGGTTTGGAGGATTAGGAGGATTTGGTGGAGTAACTGGCGAATTACCGCCTGCCACTGTAATGCTTGTTCTAGCGAAATCCGTTAATTTCCCGTCTACTAATCCAACCGCAAATACTGTAATTAATCCACCCTGCGGAGGAACAGATATTATTATAGTATTATTGGTAGGCAGTGTAAAGTATTTAATTTTAGTGGCACTAATCACTAGCCACTTTACATTACCCTTACATGTGGCTTGAAGTGTTACGAAGCCTTCATCGAACTTTACATTCTGGTCTGGTGGTAATTCAATACCATCAGTCTTGTTACTGCTTGCCCCCGCTGGCTCCGAAACTGGTGGGATCGTTGTTATCGGAACTTGCGAAAAAGACGGAAATGCCAAGCCGAGCAGCAACACACAACTTAATAAATTTCTAATCACAATTTCACCTTCTATTTTGTTACTTGACAGATTGCTTTAATATTAGTAACTTATTATTAAATTTACAGGAATTTAAAAAAATTTGTCGTGAACCTCAATGCCCGCAGAAACAGGTTCATTAACACAATGGCATAACACTTTGTAGAGAATGCCACAAAAAACGACACAAGAATTGGGGAAGCCATGACTGCAAATAAAGACGCTATGGGAACAAGAATGAAGTTCTATGAGAGCTTCGAAACTGAAAGACGGCTCATGCCCCTTTTACCTACCGTCGCACGCCTTGATGGAATAACATTTCATAAATTCTGCCGTAAATTAAATCGACCCTATGATGAAAGACTGTCTAATTTAATGGTTGCTTTAACCATTGAATTAGCTAAAGAATTCAATGTGAACGCTGCTTATACGCAAAGTGATGAAATCAGTTTAGGCTGGAATATCGAAGACTACGAAAGCGAAATGTTCTGCAATGGACGTATTCTTAAATTGAATTCTCACTTGGCATCTAAAACTTCAGTTAAGTTCAATCGTCTTTTGCCAGATTTCTTGCCTGAAAAAGTGAAAGACGAAGCCTGTTTCGATTCCCGTATAATGAACTTACCTAATCCTGTAGAAGCAGCAAACATGTTCCTGTGGAGGGAATTTGATGCAACTCGCAATAGTATTCAGATGGCGGGTCAGGCTTATTTCTCGCACAAGCAGTTACATGGCAAGAACGGGTCGATAATTCAAGAAATGTTGTTCCAAGAGAAAGGCATCAATTGGAATGACTATCCCAATTTTTTCAAACGAGGCACTTACATCCTGCGAAGAAAGGTTAAGTTACCACCAGATTTAAGTAAAGTGCCTGAAAAACACAGAAATAGTGTTAATCCCAATATCCTGATTGAAAAGAATGAATTCATCAAGTATGATATGCCCCCGTTCTCGAAAATCGCCAATCGAGAACGAGTGTTGTTTTTTGGCGAAGAACCCTTGATAAAGTAAGCAACCATTGCTTAACTAGATTTATGGATATAGCATTTATAATGGGAATGGTTGCAGGGTTCTTACTAGGCATAGGGTTCACTATATTTTTAACTCATATAGTGACCCGCCGTGTGATATTAGTTTTAAGCGGAGCATATGGAAAGAAAGTAAAAAAGAAAATTGAAGATAATGACGAGCCTGCCGACTGGTGGAAGAACGATGACTACGATCCTAGAAATTAATGATCTTCTGCCTTTTTGCGATTTAATTAATCCATTTGATTTATAAGCATTGTCGCTGAGGTCAAATGGTGCAATATTTGATTTGTAATTGGTGCTGTGGGCGAGGGTCGTCCAGTTACAGGACTGGATTTATACAGCGCAGCTATAGCCTGCTCAATTGCTTTTTTTAATTCAACAAATTGAGGGTTAGGTCCATTTGGGTTTACATTGTCCATAGCCTCGCTAAATTTACCAGTTTTTAAATATTTATAAAATTCGCTCATAGAGATATTTATGACAAAGCTAGAATTATTAAATAAACTTAATGAAAAAATTTGCAATTGTCAAAAATGTCCAGATTTAGTAGCTAATAGAACACACACTGTCCTTCATTCGGGTAATCCGAATGCCAAGATTCTATTCCTGGGTGAAGCTCCAGGCCAAGATGAAGATGAACAAGGCGAAGTATTCGTTGGCAGAGCAGGACAACTTCTTACAAATATCATTTCAGCCTGCGGTTGGGAGAGAGATAAAGACATTTATCTCTGCAACATTCTGAAATGCCGTCCACCCAAGAACCGTGTGCCTACTGAGGTTGAAGCTAAAAACTGCGAACCATATCTAAAGCTTCAAATCAAGATTATCAATCCCAAATACATTGTGTGTTTAGGGGCTACGGCTGTTCGCCACTTGCTTAAAATCCATCATCCGATGGGTTATATGCGTGGCAAGTGGTTCAAATATGAAGACGCACACGTTAATGCTGATGTTCTTTGCACCTATCATCCCTCCTATCTTTTAAGAAATCCTGCTGCAAAAGATGACGTGGCAGAAGATATGCAATGTTTGGTGGAAATAATTAACAAAACTTATATATAGGAATATGAAGACATGGGATCAATTTTTAGAAGCAAAGCAAAATGAAATGGGAATGCCGCCTGGATCGGGGTTATATCCAGGCCAGCAGCCACCTGTAAAATCTACTCGTAGAAAGGCACAGTTGGCTCCAATGAGTCAGCAGCCAGCAACTGCGGGCACGGGCGGCATGGGCGGGCCACAAGTTGGACCCGTGAGTGACGAAGAAATGGGTGCCCAATATGCCAAGAGTATGCAGATTCAGCAGGCTATGGCTAATGCTCAACGCGGAAAACGTGCCTAAAACTTGTTTTCAAGCCAACCACCAAAGCTATGATTGTTCTTGTCAATGGCCCGAAGATATTTGGGCCATTCTCTTTTGAAGTTAGGATGTAGTTTATAATCTTTGACCCCATCCAAATCAACCCAAGCCGCCTCTGTGTGTTCATCATTAAGGGTTACTTCGAAAGGTTTTTCTACCTTATAAATATACATAACAAAAGGGTCACTGAGAAATCCAGTGATCTTTTTGCCTTTTACAACACCAATTTCTTCTTCACTCTCTCTTTGGGCAGCTTGCAGTAAATCTTCATCACCTTCAATTCCACCACCTGGAGGTGCCCAGGTAAAAGGATATGCTCTTGTTTCTGCTGAACGGTGCAATAGAAGAATTTTCTTACCATCGGTGTATAAGATTCCAGCGCCTAGATGTTTCATAATTTATTTAGCAAGTAATACAAAGTTGGCATCAAACCACCATCTTCATTTTCGTGGTGTTTTTCATTGTCATGAATTAAAAACATCCCATTTGGAGTTTCAATTATTTTTATGTTGCTTGGAGTAATTGTAATTGTATCATCATTTTGATTATATCTAGCATCAAAATTACCAAGAGATTTAAAGCTTCTATTTTGGAAATATCTATTTAAACTTACCGAAGTTTTAGCCATGTTAGTAATTTTAGTGTTTTGCCTTGGCCATGAAGCTGATGTTAATAGTTCACGAACATCGTTGGATGCTCTACTGATTAATTGTGGCAATGAGGCTAGAGTTCTAAAGTGAAGCGCATCTTCAAGCCAAGGTTCTTTAAAATAATCAGTAATTGTTGATATATGATGAGCTAATGAAAAAATCCTGTCTATTGAATAAATTAACGAAGGCGGATTTTTATTAGTTTTTATAAGTTCTAACCAAGTTTTGGCCCATTCAATCTCTGGAAACTCACTATATCGTTTTTCATACTTTTTAATAATATCTTGAATTATATTAGTTTTTTCTCCGAGTGATAAATTTTGATAATTTGGTGGTAGTTCTGCCATGTTTTCAACTATTATTCTCCACAAATCATTTACTTTATCATCGAAAATTAATTCCGCCTTCCACATAAGCTCTCTTTCAATTTCTTTTTCCCATCTTTTGTCAGGTGTGCTATGTGGATGATAATATGCTGTCGCCAATGCATAAAAATCATAAAAGTCTGTTTCTGCGATAGTCTCAAGCAAAACTTTTCTATTAAACCATTTTTGAAAAGGTTGAATCATCCTTTCGGTCCTCTCTTCAATGGGACTGGCTTGAGTTTTTCAAGGTGGCGATCAGGCTTGCCTTTCAAATCGTGCATCATATTATACACTTGCTTTGTTATTTCAAAAGCATTTTCACCCTTGCATTTCTCACTGGATTGCACGCTTACTGTATTTCTGTCTTTATTATAGAAACCCTTGGAAACGATGAAGCATTTGTGTTCATTGTTCCAGGTTACAACACACACCCATTCTCCATCGTCCCAATTTCTACTAGAAACCAATACTCGAATAGGTTTGTCTGTATAAACGTGCTTAATATGGAAATCATGTTGTTTCAATCCAGCCGAAACATATCCCAAAGCTATTTTAGCAAAAGCATCCAAAACTTCTTCTGGTTTTGTACGGAAATTAACTTCAACACTATAACGGGTTGAGTCGGCGGCTTCTGTCAAATCTATAAATGGTCGAACCATAACGAGAAATTCGCCTATATCGGGTTCACTAAAATAATCTTTGAAGTTCAACATCACTTATATATATAGAATTATGGTAAAGACATTCAGGCAATTCCTCGAACAGAAAAGATTAGCCGAGATAGCCCTTCAGCCAAATGACATTACTACGCTTATTGGTCAGATACTCCCAGCACAACAGCCGAACAACGTCAACAACGTGGCTGATACACTGGCCAAGAAAAACCCTGGACTTATTGGCGCAATTGCCGATAGCCCAGCAGCCAAGCTTGTTCAGTCCAAAATAGACGCACAAAAGAGAAAGACCCAGCCACAAATCCAGCAACAGAATGTTAGCATTGGCTCGACTCCTGGCGTAGCAATTTAAAGACCTTCGGCATCAAATTGAATATTCTGTGATTTTAATTGTTTAGCCAATGTCGCTATATTTGGAACAAATTGAATGTTGTACCACTTGCGAATAAAGTTCAAAGGATTGCGAACTACATCTTGTTTGGCGGGCGACCCAGGATTTCCGCTAAAGAATTCTCCACTCGGAACTTTTTGAAAGGTGTTGGTCGAAAACTTTGACAAATAAGGTCGATGAGCAATGATCCTTCTTCGGTCATTTTCATTGAAATGAACGGTTGGTCGCTTTGGATTTTCCCAAGTTACAATCCATTTTACATTTCTAGGAACAGCATAAGGAATAACGTTTTTAAGTTCGCCCGCGAATAATCCAGTAATTTTAGACCAATCAGGCGGTATCTCTTCTGCATTACTAAACGTGCCGCTACTACCCCAATTCGGAGCGTGCCAATAATTCCGAAGGTTATTGGAGAAGTCCCCAATACGGTCTTTGTCTATTCGATAAACAAAGTTATTTTCTACATACTCCCTGAATTCATATATCCGCAACCATTCTATAAAATCCTTCTCATTGTAGTTATCACATTTCTGATTATTTTCTCTTTGTGATAATGGTTGTAAATTCTCTAAGCAATTAATCAATTTTATATCAGTAATTCCATGTTCAACAAAAGCCTTCACAGGAAAAATATGGTCAAGATGCCACTTGGTATTTTTGACGTTCTCCCAATTCGGATGGTTAGCTATATGTGTTTGTAATTCTCTTGCAGTGTAGCCCAAAAGTTTATGAGTATAATCTCTAATCGAGGGTTATTATGCCTTGAGGACCGTCGCCCCAACGGTAAATCAAATCTTCACGCCATTTCGTTAAACCTTCTTTAGCTTCCTGCAAAAGCGCTGGACCGTCCAACTGAACGCCACCACTTGGGCCTGGAATATTGGTCCACTTACCACGGATTCTACCAAGCATGGTCATTGCGTGATAATAAGCACCTTCAATCATAACGGTTGTAACTCGTTTAAAGTCAGGTAATTTAGGAAGATAATGCACCATGACCGAGTGGCAACGACAAGGGGTTGGATAGATTTTAATGTTACAATATCCATCAACCCATTCCCAACCACCTAGCTGACTGGATAATCGGTTATACATTTGTTCGTATTGTTTGTAAAGCACCCATTCACCTGCGCGACCATAGATCGGGGTATTTGGGTCCATTAAACCACCTTGGATGGAAGAATAGCTGCCACCTGGGTAATAATACTCTATGGGAAGCACACCACCTAAATCGGAAGCATTGAAAGTAAGTTGTGGCTGTTCACGGTAATAAACTTGGCGAATAAAACCAACATCAGGAGGCATTGTATAAACACTCTTGCCTGGTTGGGTAGGGAAAACATAATAGGTAAAATATTCGCGGCCAGCGAATTCTTCAAACTCCAATAATGCTAGTTCAACGGCAGCACTTAAATTTTGTTCATCCAGTTCTATTTTGACTACTGGAGCGCCAAGTCTCAATAGAACCAAGTCTTTAATTTGTTCAATGATTTTTTCTCGGCATGGTCGCTTGCCAATTTTGCCACAGCAGCCAGCGGGTGGTGCTATTAATCCATTATCGGAGCAGCCCCCATTTGCACAGCAGGTATTTGCGGCTTGTTGGTTTGGGCGATTAAGAAAGAGCGTGTTATTACTACATACATTTGACATATTTGTATTTACTCAAACCAGTGTTAAAACTGCAAAGTTGATAATATATAAATGAAAAGGTAAGGTTATGGAATTTAGAAATTTCTTAGACAAAAATTGGGACTCTGACGAGTATTGCAAACTTCTGGCTTTAAGTGCAAGGAGAAAAGCTGAAGGGGAAATCGTTGTAGAAATGGCTATGGGCGCACAGAATATAAGCAAAATGCCCGTATTCCATGACCACGATACTTGGAAATTCCTACAACAGTTCCCTTCTGCAATTTGGGCAAATGCGATTTATTGGCTGTACAACGAAGCTTTAGTTAAAATGATGAAATCTCCTAGACAGTATGGGGAAATTCCTGAAGGGTGGGATTGGACAAGCAAAATAGAGCTTAAAGACCCAAACAGACCAAACGATAAGACATGGATATTTGAAAGTCCAGATGGTAAACCAAGCATTTACCTTGGCCTTACAAAACTAGCTCACAAGCTCAGTGATCCAGCAAAAACTCACCGAGGTATGACAGAACAAGATTTACCAAAACAGTCCAGAAGGTATTGGGCTGGAAATGATGGGCCAGCTATAGGTGAAATTGATCCAAACCAGACCGACCCTAATCATCCAGAACATATAAGTAATTATAAGCACGGTTTACATGACTTTGATTTCGAGGATTTGGCGGAATCTACACCAAAAGGCGTAGATGAAAGGTCAGATTGGGAAATTCAGCAGCGTCTAAAAGAAAAATACAGGAATATGGATATTAATAATCCAGAAGTTAAAGCCAAGATAAAGGAAAAAAGAGCAGCAATGAAAAAGGTACTCAAATCCAGCTTTGCTGGATTTGATGTGCTGCAACAAACCGATGCAACAGAAAGTTTGACTAATTGGGTTCGAGCTAATGCATTACCAGAAAAACCATTTGGTGAAGTACCTGCCGCTGGGAGCCAAGTGCATGATCCTTTGAACCCTAGTAAAACTTATGAAGTTGAACATTTGAATCCAAGTCAGGCTAGAGAAAACATTAATAGCCGATGGCCTTTCCATGTAGGGCAAAACAAAACCTCGCTTTCTATTCCAGCCATGAAGAAGACTTTCGACTACAAGGAGCGTAATACAAAAACTGGCAAGGTAACTACACCATCACTAGAAAGCAGAACATCTTATGTTCCAATTTTGAATCCAGTAAAATCCATTCCAGTTGTCCATTTAAATGGACAACAGAAAGAAGAAATGTTCAAGCGAAGAGGTGGAAAAGGGTTAGAATCCTTTGGCGACCAGGCGGGTATGCTTGCTCATTGGGATATGTTAACTCCTGAACAAAGAGATACTGTCACAAAAGATTCAAAGTCTATTTTTCAGATAGCACAGGCCCATCATAATCTTGACCGAGACTTACAGCATAGAAGTGATCCAAGGGCAGGCTTGAAGAAAATCACGGGTGGTATTCATCCAAACTATAAAACACAGGCGCGAGGGCACCTATCAATACCTCCAGAACAAACTGATGAACTTATTGATAAGTATAAGAGCCGTATTTCAGGAGAAGTATTAAATTCAGAAAAAGACGAACAAGGTAAAACAAAGGGTCAATTAGATAGAATGTTAGAATCTTTTAAAATGTATGGTAAGACCCATCCAGGAGTAATTGAATCGCTCAGAAATCGCGCCGACGAAATTGGCGAAATCATTACATACAACCTTTTAACTTGGTTGGACAATCCACACTACGGAATCAAAGATGATGATTTGGGTTTGCTCAAGGGAGTTCCGTGGGAGGATTATGACGAAGAGGATAATAAAAAGAACAGAGAAGATTTAGTCTATGGTTATTTGACTAGCATAGCTCAAATTGGCTCTGCTGGTATACCATCTCGTAGAATAAGAGAGAAATATGGTATGCCAACCACCACCAGTATAAACAATCCTGTTGGTGATTCGGGCAAGTCACTTGAAGGAGAAATTGGAGAAGGTGGTAAAAAAGGTTCAGGTTTTAACGCTCCAAATGATCCAGTTAGATCAGAATTGTATTCTGGTGAGGGAGAAAGTATTATTCGTGCTGGCCAGAAACCACATAAAATGTTCAATAAATTTAGTATTTGGTTGGCTTCAAACAGACACAGAATTTTGAACAAGTTGCCTAGTGAGCAAGCAAAACAGGATTTGGAAAAGGCTGATAAAAATATCATTGCCGCGTTACAGGTTGGTTATGAATTATATGACAAGTATGAAAAAGAACTAAACATAGAAGACCCTAATGAAAAACAAAAGAAGATTATGGAACTTGTTCATATGCATCTTCCTACAGCACTCAAACAGCATTTTGGCGAGTTGCCAGACCCTGAACACGAAGCATTGTTAACCAAGATTAAGAACATGGGTAATATCGGTGCGCAGAAAATTAGTTCTACGAAGCTGGATGCGAAAGCGAAAGAAACATATGATAAGTTCCTAGATGAACTGTCAAAACAGGGTGAATCAAAGCTCCCAATGTTTAATATCAATACAAATGAGTTTGAAGAAACTAACTCAATTTTCGAGATCAAGAAGGTTAAACCTAACAATCCACTACTGGTTATTACGTTTATAGACAATCTCTATTCAGCACAATTTGAGAATCTAAAGCGGGTCGCCTTAAAGGAAAAAGGACCAGCTTTGTATGATGCTATTGAAGCCGAACACGAAATGGACAAGACCACAGAAGTAACAAAAAAAGAATATGAAATAGCGCTATTGAAGTGGAATGCGGAAAAAACAACACAGCAACAACAACAACAACCAATTCCAATGCCACAACCAGCGGCACAACCAGCGGCACAACCAGCGGCACAACCTGTGGCTGCTAAAGCACTATTGCAATCATTGCCTGAATTGTTTGCATTGGCGGGCAAGGTTGCCAATTCGGAGGATGTGGTTAGGCTTGGTCAGGCATTCTTCGATAAAAAGGCGGAATTAATGGCGCAGCCAGGTTCTGGCGCTAAATTGGAACAAGCTGTTGACGCGATGCGTGCGCGCAGAAAACTATCCCAGCACCACTCGCCACAAACACCACAGGAGTACCATGTATTCCAGCAGCTACCACACTTGGTACAAGAGCTTGAGGCTGCACATGAACAGTAATAAAATTTCTTTCAAAGAATGGTACAAGAAACTATGTGAAATAGGGACTGGCTATACCACTGCTATTGTTGGCAGTTGCAAAGGCGGTCCCGATTTTCAAGTCCAAGGCGCATGTAGCGATCTAAAACCTAGAAAGAAACAAAAAAAATGAATAATTCATGGGCACAAATGATGCAAAACCCAAAAGGAATTGCACTTAAAAAGTTCATGTCACAAGTCATGGGTAACAAAGTAGGCGGCTATGATGAGCTTTTTACTCGACTTGGCACTTCCTTAGTAACAGACAATGACCTTAAAATCTTCGGGGAAATGATTAATGATATTCTAGGCATAGGATATCGCAAGGCCGTCGAAGATTATAGGGGGCAACTAAACAAACTAGGAATTGAAGTTAGTTTGATAACCAAGGATTAAGTAAAAGATGGTTGGTAGTCACTAATCATACCAAGATACACATAAAATCCTTTTACTTCTTTAACATTCTTAATTTTCCACCATCTTCTATTTTTCATTATCGGATAAACAACCGATTCTGCTTGTAATTCCACGGTTTTTTCAACAACAAATTGAATGTACAAATCTTCTAGTTCTATTAATTTGGCCTTGAATTTGAACTTATCCCCATACTTGATTTTAGAGTAACTTTCGTCATACAGCGGATCAGTATTTTCAGAGTATTCCAAACAAGGCAAACACCACACCTCAACGATATCTTCATATATTGGTTTGAACTTAGACTCTTCAATAGCTTTAACAATTTCAATTTCATTTTCTCGTTGTTTCTCGGCTTTTGCAAAATCAACTGGCTTAATCTCTCGTTTTGGGGATTCAGGCTCAGGCAACTTTAATTCTTGTCTGAAATGTTTTTGTCCGAATTTATTGTGGAACACAATTTTCTCAGTGCCGTCCCAAAACGATTGCTGTTCCATTTCAGGGGCTGGTTTGGAGAAACCATAAATGCTGCCGTCTCTGTTTTTAATTGCCATTTTAGTATCTAAATGTAGGATATATACCGCTTAAAATTCTAGAATTTTAAGGTAAATACTATAAATGCTTAAAATTGATCGTCCCAAGCTGGCAGATCGCACAACTCATGCCGCAGTCATCGTTGAAACAAGAATTATCCACAACCTTGACATAATTATACGGCAACACATGAAGCACTTGAGCAACGAGTGGCGATTATTTATATTTCATCATCATCAAGTGCTGTGCCCGTGTAGGTAACACCAGCGCCTGGCATACCACCAACTGGCCACATATGATACCAGTTTGCAGCTACTGGAGCGGTTGTTGCTGCTTTGTTGAATGGGCAAATAAGGCGTTTTCCAGCTACGCTCATTTCGGCTGTTAGGTCGTCTTGGCTTGTAAAACCTGGCATTTTATTTCTCCCTTATTCTTATTTATATATTCTATAATGCATAAATAATATTATGACTATTAGGAATTGTAATGGAACACCCTATAAGCTATCTGGATCGCTTGACATGTTTGACCCGAATAATCCAGAACATTTCCTGCTCAATTCATTTGACTCTGAGTTAGTTCAGATAGCGGGCACACCGATCCTATATTTTGAAGTTTTTATACAAGCACAAACGATTGATCCACTTTATCGTGAAGACCGTGGTAAACTATTCTCAAATAACCCAATTAGCTTAAACGGTTATTATGAGCCAATACCATCGCAGAATTATATGAACATGTTTGGGATAGACGCTCCTGATGAGATGCAGTTCCAATTTAACTATAGGGCTGTATTAAAAGCAATTGGTCATCCACCAAAGATTGGTTCTCGTCTCTATACTCCGCACAAGGGGGAAAATTGGGTTGTTATTCAGCGTAATGTTGGTGACTTCTTTCTTTGGGGCGAATTAAGACTAACCGTTATTGCTCAGAGATTTCAAGAATCTATCACTACTGGTGAAGGTCGTGTTACACAAAGCACTACAAACGCTCAAAAAGCGATTAATGTTAACGAGGGTGCTTTATTGGGTGGTGATGTTACAAAACCTTGTCCAAAATAACTCAAGTAGTTATTGGAGATATTATGACAAATATGAAAGATGTAAATGCTGAGAAATCTTTAGTCGAATGTCAAGACCGCGACAATAAGAACTCGGTAAATATAGACCCTGTTCCAGAGCAATGTTGTGATGATGGTTGGCCGTCCCAAAAACGAGTCCCTATACAACCGCCCAAGGATTGGAGTAGAAGAAAAACTTTCAATAAGCTTGGATTAGGGCAGCATTGGCAATGTGACCCAATACAAACTGGCCAAATCATTAACGACCTAGACACACCCAACAGAGATGTAATCTATCGTTATTCAAGATCAATACGAGCTTGTGATGAAGCAATGCTTGACTTGTTTCGTAATGTTATAGTGCTTGATGAACAAGGCAAACAGCATACAGTCCCGATTATATGGGCCAGCCAAGAAAAAGCAGTCGCTGCAATTCTGCAAGATAATGTCCGAAAAGACAATTCATTGGTAGTTGATCGTATTCGACTACCAATTATAGCTATTTGGAATGCTGGAATGCAGTTTGACCAAAGTAGATTTACTTATCAGAAGGCTTATTCATTACTTCCTTGGTTAGCACCCGATGGTCTTCCGCCAGGCTTTTACAAGCAAGAGAAGTATCAAAAGGATACGTTCTTTGGTGTCACAAGGGGTATTCCAGTAAATATAAGCTACACGTTGTATATGTGGACTTTATATGAAGAGGATATGAACCAAATGTTGGAACAGGCGTTCCAAAAATTTTCTCCAGTTGCATACTTACAGATAAAAGGTATTTGGTGGGAAGTTATTGTCACATTAGACAACACTCAAAATAACATAGAACTAGAGCCAGGTGATGCGAAAGTTAGGGTTCTGAAATATCAATTTAATATGACGGCTAAAAGTTATATTGCACAGCCAATTTATAGACTTAAAGAGCTACCAAAGGGTATTTGCGAGGAAAAGAATGAAGAAACTCCACCCAACTTCATGACAATGAGTGATGAAGAGATACAAAATTCTATTGAGGAATTAAAGAAGAGTGTAATGGAACTAGAAGAAACAATGAAGAAATAATAATATGAGATCAACAGCAATTATAGGCTATACAGGGAAAGGGTTGTTTAATACGCCTACAAAAATTGAAAATGTAAAGGATTTACATAATACATTCGGAATAAAATCAAATACAATTTATGTAGCGGAACAGCTTCTATTTGCCGACTACAGCCCAACAACAATCAGGTTAGAGGAAGAGACTCCTTTAGCAACCACACATATTATGGATGATGCGGGTGGTATTTGCATGAATGTCACTGCCGATTCTCCAGGGTTGATGGGTCATTTCACGATCCTTGAAATTACAAGAGAAGACAACCATTTCAGCATCCTTGTCTCTAATAGCGGTGAAATGGTGGAATTTTGGGGCAATCTAACAATCGCGGATGTTGAAGACATTATTAATTTGGCATCCAAGTGGATTACAGTCAAGGTTTTAGTGCCCGTTATTCCCAAGAGTCAAAAAGTAGAGCTTCGTCTTGATAACAAGAAGCAAACAGAGCTAAGTTTTCAAGCAATCCTCAATGCTTTAAAGTCTATGGAGAACATAGACGTAGAATTTATTTCCATTCCAGACTGTGATTCTCCAAAAATTATAAACCAAGTTCTTGAGTATTTAGAGGAAGAAAGACCAGACATAATGTTTGTGATTGATCCGCCTTGGGAGTGTGATCTATTACAAACATACAAATGGTGTAAAAATATAATGCCTTCAGAGCAAGGTGTTATATTCTGGCCTTGGTTAAACTACGAAAAGAAAAGCATTCCGCCATCAGGACCAGTGCTTGCTGCTTTGTTAAGTTGGCCGTTTGTTTGGAAGCCAGTCAGAACGAAGTTGGCGGGTGTGTCGGATGCTGCATTTAGCATTCATCATGACGAATTGGTTTATCTCTCTAAAAAAGAGCATTTTATTAACTTGGCCACCAAGAAAAATGAGTCTTTAATGCTTGAGACACGCATTCTTACTCTTGCGGGAAGTAAGTTGTCGGATCGCAGATTGCTGAACCATATTAAAGGTAAAATCAGTAGGGTCGGCAGAGAATTATTAA